CACCTACTCCACCGCCCTCCCCGGGCAGTGCCCAGCGCAGGAGGATCAGCTGGCCCTGTCCCAGAGCCTGATGGAGGCCACAGGGGCCGCTAAGGTTCAGTTCCTGTTCAGCCCCATCACCATTAAAGCCACACCCGACAAAGACGCCTGAAGGAGAGAGCAGATGTCATTCAAACTTCACCTCGGAGACTGCCTGGAGGTCCTCACGGACTTTCCCGACAACTCCGTCGACAGCATCGTCACGGACCCGCCCTACGGCCTCAGCTTCATGGGGAAGAAGTGGGACTACGACGTCCCCTCCACGGAGATCTGGGCTGAATGCCTGCGCGTCCTGAAGCCGGGCGGCCACATGCTGGCCTTCTCCGGGACCCGCACCCAGCACCGCATGGCTGTCCGTATCGAGGACGCCGGGTTCGAGATCCGCGACATGATCGCCTGGGTTTACGGCACCGGGTTCCCAAAGTCGAAGAACCTGGACGGAGACTGGCAGGGCTGGGGAACCGCCCTCAAGCCGGCCCTGGAGCCGATCACTCTGGCCCGGAAGCCCCTCATCGGGACTGTCACAGCGAACGTCCTCACGCACGGTACGGGGGCGCTGAACGTCGGCGGGTGTCGGGTGGGGACGGATCAAACAATCACCCTGAGGTCTCCGACCTCCACCACAGCCTCCGGGTGGAGGACCGTAGGTCGTGAGAAGCGCGTGGAGAGAAAGAACCCCCCGGGTCGCTGGCCCGCCAACCTGATCCACGACGGGTCATCCGATGTCACCGAACTTTTCCCAGGTGAAGCCGAAAAGTCAGCCGCCCGGTTCTTCTACTGCCCGAAAGCCAGCAAGCGCGACCGGGATGACGGGCTGGAGGGGTTTGAGCAGCGCAACAATATGCGAGTAAACGCGCCGCGCAAAAGCGAGGAGGCCAAACACGCCGCAGTGCTTACTAACACCCACCCCACCGTCAAGCCCACCGATCTGATGCGCTACCTGTGCCGCCTCGTGACACCTCCTGGGGGGCTGGTCCTGGACCCGTTCATGGGGTCCGGCTCCACCGGCAAGGCGGCCCTGCTCGAGGGGTTCCGGTTCTACGGGATCGAACGGGAGAACGAACACTACCTGACCGCAACGGCCCGGATCAACAAGGCCGCGAAGGAGACCACAGAATGAAAACCATCAACACCCTCGTCCACGACATGCTCCACGTCGTTGAGACCGGAGAGGGGCTCACTGTAGAGCTCCTGGTCCGGTACGGAGCCAACACCGGTAAGGCCCTGGAAGACGCCTTTGGTCGCAACTCCATGGGCCCCGCACTCCGGATGTCCGCCCTGGGGAAGCCCTGCGACCGTCAGTTCTGGTACCAGCACACAAAAGCCCCCAGGGAGCAGATGCGCCGGGAGACCCTGAACAAGTTCGCCTACGGCCACATCATCGAGGAGTACGCCCTCCTCCTGGCCATGGCCGCCGGACACCGGGTGGAAGGGGAGCAGGACACGATGCACCTCGACGGCGTTGTCGGACATCGGGACTGCGTCATCGACGGCATGCTGATCGACGTCAAGTCCGCCTCCGGCCGGGCCTTCGGTAAGTTCGCCTCAAACGGCCTGCGGGAGGATGATCCGTTCGGGTACCTCATGCAGCTGGCCGCCTACCTCCAGGCCTCCCAGGACGACCCGCTGGTCACGAACAAGACCGAAGCCGGTTTCCTGGTCCTCTGCAAAGAGAGCGGAAAGATCTGTCTCGACGTTTACGACCTCACAGAGGAGATGAAGCAGATCCGGGAGGTGATCGCCCGCAAGCGCGCTGTCCTGGCCTCTGAGGAGCCCCCTGAGCGCTCGTTCGACCCCGTCCCTCAGTCCAAGACCTCACCGAACACTCAGCTCTCTGTGGAGTGCCGCTACTGCGACTTCAAACAGACCTGCTGGCCGGAGGCCCGTAAGTTCCTCTACGCATCCGGACCGGTGTGGCTCGTCGACGTGGTCAAGCTCCCGAACGTACAGGAGATCGTGGAGTGAGGAAAAAGTTAACACAGGACAGGCCCTCGCTCCGGGAGGAGCGGGGAGACCTCATCTACCGAAGGAGACACACGGTGACACCCGCATCAGCAAAAGCAAAGGGGAGACGGTTCCAGCAATGGGTCCGGGACAAGATCCTCCTCAAGATCCCCGGGCTCCGGGCCGGCGACGTGGTTTCGACCCCGATGGGTGTGAACGGGACAGACGTCCAGCTGAGCCCCCACGCCCTCGACATCATCCCTATTCAGACAGAGTGTAAGAACAACAAATCGTTCGCAGTCTATAAGATCTACGAGCAGGCCAAGGAGCACGGCAGCAATGAGCCGGTCGTCTTCCTCAAGGCCGATTTCAAGCGGCCCCTGGCCGTAGTCGATGCGGAGCACTATCTCGACCTCTGGGCCCGCACAATCAAAGCAGAGAAGAGGAAGAAGACATGACCGGACGTACCCACCTGGTGATCCCTGACCAGCACGCAGATCCGCGTTTCAACAACGATCGGGCCGACTGGCTCGGAAAACTGATCGAGGAGCTCCGCCCGGAGGTCATCATCAACATCGGAGACAGCGCCGACCTGAGCTCCCTGTCCACGTACGACAAGGGCAAGTCCTCCTTCGTCGGCCGCTCATATGAGGCGGACATCAACGCCCACCTGGAGTTTCAGGACCGCATGTGGGCCCCGCTCCGGAAGGCCAAACGCAAACTCCCGTTCCGGGCCTTCTGCGAGGGGAACCATGAGCATCGGATCAAGCGCGCCCTGGACCTCACCCCCGAGTACGCAGGCGACAAGTTTGGCATCTCGTTCAAGGATCTGGAGCTGAGCAGCTGCTATGACGAGGTTGTCGAGTATGAGGGGATGACACCGGGCATCATCGAGGTCGACGGGGTCCAGTACGCCCACTACTTCATCTCCGGGTTGATGGCCCGTCCGATCGGCGGGACGCACCACGCGGCCTCCCTCATCGCCAAGAACTACCAGAGCAGCACCTGCGGACACTCCCACACGTTCGACTTCAGTGTGAAGGCCGGCGCCCGGGGTAAGACCCTCATGGGGTGTGTGGTCGGGGTCTACCAGGACTATGACAGCCCCTGGGCCGGCGGTGTGAACCGTCTCTGGCAGCGCGGGGTCCTGATCAAACGTCACGTTGAGAACGGAGTTTACGAGCACCAGTGGATCTCGATCGAGACAATGAAACGCCTGTACGGCAACAAGTAAGGAGAGTGATCATGATGAACGTAGCTCAGAGGCTTTTCAACAGCTTCTTCCTCCCGGTAGACTTCTTCCGGGGGGACTACAAGGCGCCCCACGCTTACCGCGGGACCCCGCAGCGCAAACTCCGGAAGGGCCGTAAAGGCCAGCAGAGGTTCTGATCATGGAGCGGATCGTTTATGTGATCCGCCGGCTGGACGGGACGTACTGGGGAACCCCCCGGTACTCCCCCCGGCACGGTCGGAAGGTCCACTTCGGGGTAGGCTTCGAGAGCGCCCGGATCTGGACCGTCAAGGGGTACGCGGACAAGTACGCCCGGATGAACGGCGGCGAGGTGGTCGCCTATAAGATGGAGGTTGTGTGATGGGAAAGCGAAGCTCATTCGACAGGGTCCCGCGGGACTTCTACCCGACACCGGTCGAGGCGTTCTGGCCCCTGGCGGCCCGGCTCCCTCAGACCATGTCCTACTGCGAGCCCTGCGCCGGCGACGGCGCCCTGGTTCACCACATCGACGACTTCTCCCGGGAGGTGGGCCTGGACTGGCGCCTGACGAAGGCGTACGACATCGAGCCCCGGGCGGGATGGGTCGACCAGAAGAACGCGTTCGAGATCGTCGAGAATGACCTCAACGGCGCTGACCTGATCATCACCAATCCCCCCTGGGACCGGAAGCTCCTCCACCCGATGATCACCCGCTTCGTGTCCCTGCGGCCGACCTGGCTCCTGTTCGACGCCGACTGGATGCACACCAAACAGTCCGCTCAGTTCATTCCCCTGGTCCGGGAGATCGTGTCCGTGGGCCGCGTGAAGTGGATCCCCGGGTCAAAGAACACCGGCAAGGACAACTGCTGCTGGTACCTGTTCGACATGCCTGGCCCGGATGACGGGCCCACAGAGTTCTACGGAAGGAGAGGTTGATGGCCGAGATGGAGGAAAGAAACGACAAGATCATTGAGCTCGCATCGGCGATCGGGACGTACCGGGACACCAAAGTGAAGTTTTCCCGGGCGCCGTCCGTGGGTACGGCCATCTGGCTTCAGGCCGCCAAGAGACGCCACAGGAAGGCCGTGGAGGACATCCTCGAGGTCGTAGGGGGGAAGGACCATGGCGAGGAGAGATGAGGCTGAGGACTGGGTCAGAGGGATCGTGCTGAACGCGCTCGACATCGAAGAGTACGAGGAAGAAGAGGAGGAGGAAGACGATGATGAAGGAGAAGATGATGAGGACAATTACTGATTTTTCCAGGCTCGCACACGACGCCCTGTTCAAAGACAAGTCGCAGAGCCTCTGTAGCAGGGCCTGGGACAGGCGCTTAGCGGGTCCGTTCCTGCTCTGGGGCCTCTGGGTCCGGGTCTTCGGGAAGGCCCACTGCCGGGCCTCCTGGCTGCACTATCACGGGAGGGGCTGAGATGGTCAGCAGGATCGTATTCGAATGTTTGGCGCGACTGGACATCCTCATCGACCGGAAGCCCCACCTCCCCGAGGAGCAGCGGGAGGAGCTCATCTGGCAACGGGACTGGATGCTCTCCCAGAACAGGTCAACAGCGGAGTTCCGCAAGAAAACCATTTACGACTTTATGAGGAAGAAGAAATGAAACCACGTCTGATCGGGCTGGCCGGCCCCGCACAAGCCGGCAAGAGCACCGCCTCCGAGCTCCTGGGGATCATGGCGGGCTACACCCGGGTCCGGTTCGCGGATCCCATCAAGAAGGCCCTGGCGGCGATCCTGGAGGCCTCAGGGATGCCTGAGGAGCTCATCTGGCGGCACCTGGACGGGGACCTGAAGGAGACGCCCTTGGAGGCCCTCTGCGGGCGCACAGCGCGGCTCGCGATGCAGACCCTGGGGACGGAGTGGGGGCGGGAGTGCATACACCCGAACCTCTGGGTGAACATCACCATGAGCCGGGTCCGGAGGCTCCTCAGCGCCGGGGAGCGCGTGGTTATCGACGACGTCCGGTTCTGGGAGGAGATGGGGGCGGTCCGGGAGCTGGGTGGGACCATGATCGAGATCACCCGCCACGGGGCGGCCTACCAGAAGAACCACCGGTCAGAGGACGGGCTCAGCGGGTTCGACGTCGCCATCGACAACTCCGGGACAGAGGCCGGGCTGGCCCACCGTCTTCAACAGTTCATCGCGGGGTCTTGACATCGCTCACGGAAATGTTACATGATGTTTCAACAGGCGCGCGGCATAGCCGGCAAAGAAACAATTGGGGTCCTCTCCTTCCCCCCGCGCATGACATTACCACGAGTGTGCCATTTCGGCCACAGGGGTGTGGTAGGCAAGACACAGGAGCAGGCCGGAGGGGGCCGATCTCGCGGGGTGAGAAGCGTATGGTTCTGAAAACTTTTGATCTTTCAGAATTGAAATCAGATTTGGATACCTAGCGGGTTGGGTCTCGCTGGGGTTCCTCCCGGGACAGTCGACATTCTCTCGGGGGATGTAGCCGCATAGCGGCACTGTCGACGTGAACCTAACCCAAACCGTCCCCGACGAAACAAGGGGACCCCGGATGGTGGTAACCGGGACTTACTCCTCTTGAACAACTCCCAGGGCGCCGTAGCAGCGCTCCCAGCCGGCGATAGCCTCTGAGCGGGACAGAGCCAGGTCCCGATACGTGGAGCCATCCCCCAGGCGCATGCGCGCAGCAGGGTCCGGACAGGACACCTCGAGCCGGGGAGGCTCCTCCACGACGACATCAGGCCGGGCACATCCGGACAAGATCAGTCCAAGAGCCCCGAGGGCAACTGCGCGTCCAAGCATTGGTCAGTCTCCTTGAGGATCTCCCGGTCTCGCTCCGTCCTGTCCTCTAACGTCTTTGTCATCAAAGCCAGCAGGCTTTCCGTCTGCCGGGCAACCCTCTCGGCGGCCTCCCGGTTGGCCTCTGCCTGGGCCGTCATCTGTTCCAGCTGGTCCTGGGTCGCGTCGAGGCGCGCCTTCAGGTACATCCCGGAGAGGGTCAGGCCCCCTATGACAACCACAGCGGCCACGAGCCCGATCAATTTAATCCTCAATCCGAGCATGCCGATCCTCCCTGGGGCGTTGTTTCATGTAGCTGTCGATACCGAACGCACCAGCGGCGAAGAGGAAAGAGGATGGGGCGAACACGGCCAGGGCTGACAGAGCGGCTTCGCTCTCCCACAGGACCGCAGAGACGCCCAGCCCGGCGCTGTAGAGGAGGCAGCACACAGCGACCTCCCTCTTGTACGTCTTCTCTTTCTTCTCCTCGACCACATCAGCCTCCTGCGGCGAGTTTGAGGATCTTGTCCAGGCTCACACCCGCAACGGCGCCCAGACCAGCCCCGAAACCGATCATCTTCTGCTGCCATCCGCGCAGCTTCTCCACATCATCCTCAAGCTCGGAGATCTTCCGTTTGGCGCTCTCAAGATCCGTCCGAACAGAGTCGATCTGCGACACCTTCGCGTCGATGTGGGAGAGGGTACGTTGCGTGTCAGAGAGGGTGTTCTGGATCTGTTGCATAGTCTGAAGCAGCAACGCCACCTTTCCCTCAAGCCGGCCCACATCCTGGACCACGTCATTAGGGCCGCTCATTTGACCCAGTCCTCAGTCCGAACCTGGAACCCAGGGCACGCCTTTGCCGCGTACTGGTTGTGGCCTGACACCTTCTTGAGGTCAGTCCGCTTGGCGATGTTCTGCACCAGCCATCTCGTCGACCAGAGCTGCTCCTTCGTGAAGTTGTCGAAGAAGTCGTCCTTCTCTGAGGAGCCGTGCCCGCCAACGAGGCAAACCCCGAGGGTGCCCCGGTTCTTCCCTTTGGTGTGCGCTCCGACCACGGTCTCCGCGCGGCCGCGCAGGATCTTACCGGCCCGGCCCACGATGAAGTGGTACCCGATGTCTCTCCAGCCGCGATCCTCGACGTGCCACCGGCGGAACTCGGCCACCTGCTCCTCGAGGGATTTGTTAGCCCACCAGCTCGGACGAGTGGCAGAACAATGAAGAATCACCTCATCAACGAGGTGGTGCCTTGGACCTTGATATATCATATGGGCCTCCTTTCGGTCGAATGTAGCGCGCAGCGCCGGAAAAGTCGAGGGTTACTCCTGAATCAGGAAGGTCTCCCCGTCCGCGGTGATCAGCACATCCCCGTCAGAAGTGATGAAGTTTGCACAAGGAATGACAGTCAGGATCCCCGTCTTTGCCTGAAAGTTTTCGTACCCGTCGCGCTGAGAGATCACCTTCACACGGATAAAGTCGGAGCCGCAAACACCCAAGGCATCCGCCACCAATGTGTAGGAGGTATCAGTTCCGACGTTGACGTCAGCAACCTGAGTGAACGGGTTTGCCCCAGTCTTCTCTTCAACCACAACCCGGTACTCCGTGTTCGGCTCCGGGACCGTGCTGCCGGAGAGCCAGGAGAGGTGGGCGTCTGTGACCTGGGTCAGCCTGTTGCGGGAGCTCCAGGACAACACAGCGGAGGTGTCAAATTCTGGGTTGTCCTCCTCCAGGCTTCGAAGGAGAGAGCCGTCCACACGGACGTTGCCGGCCGGGAGGGGCCTGCTCGCGCGGCTGTCAAAGTTGACCTCCACCGGGGTGACGTCTGACAAGGGAACCGTCCCGAAGCTGTTCTCCGGGGCCACGTACACGGTCCGGCTCTCTGAGGCGTTGAACTCGGGGGAGAACACTCGACCGTAGTTTGTGAGGAAGACAACCTCCTCGCCGGCAAGATGTGGCTGGGGTACGGTATCCAGTGCGCCTCGTCCGAGGGTGATGGAGTTGGAGGAGATCTGCTGAACGAACACAAGCTCTCCACCGACTTTTCCCAGCATCCCGACCTCGATCGAATCAAAGTCCCGACCCGTGGTCAAAGAGAGGTTCCCGTCCGCGGGATCGTCAGTCAGGTCCCGTGACAGGTC